GTTTTTTGTGTTGTGATCTTGTTTCCAGCATCATCTTGTTCAACTCCACTAGTATCATCCAAGAATCCAGCATTTCTCTTGAATGCTTCCATGTTTTCGGGATCTGCTGCTATAGTTCTAAGCTCACCAGACTGTGCTACGTTTGTGTGCTGTCTCAAAAATGCCAAAAATGCCGCTTTATATCCACCGTGATTGGTAGGGAATCCTAATTCTCTTACGATCTGTTTTGTAGACATTAAATCGCCGTCTTCATCTTCATAAAGATTCCCAAGTTCATTCATAGCGTCCATTAGGAATCTAATAACGATAATTTGGCGAGTTCCTGCGTCCTTTACTCCAGCCTGTAACTGCTTCTTAATCAATCCATCATACAAAGAATTGAATTCTGGACTTACGAAATTATAAAGACTTGTTGGGCGAGCCATTTCATTCAAAAGGTCACATCTTTCTAGCAAATAATTAAAACCGAACTCGGACATGGTATTATTTAGCAAACTTGACAAGCACGGGAGGGTGGGATAGAATAAATTCATGTCCGACAGCTATCCACTCAACAAAGTATTGATATTCAGTGCAACACAAAAAGCCAAACCAGACGAAACAGTATTATATGAATCTATTACAGAGTGGAATGATGGTCTAGTCGATCTTGATGTTATATTTTGTGTAGAAAATGACAAATCGCTATCTATTGTTTACAACGAAGCTATCGACGAAGCTATACGTGGTGATTATGACGGATTGATTCTCGTTCACGATGATGTTATCTTGGAATATGATCCTATCCCAAAATTGGGGCGATTGTTTACCCAATATGGGTTAGTTGGCGTTGCTGGATCTTCGAAAATTAGACTCACATCTCCTGCATTGTGGCATTTGATGGGTGGTGGATTTAGTGGCGGCAATTTACATGGATCGATTGCGCATGGCGATATGAATACTAAACATATGACATCATTCGGACCATATCCACATAGAACTCTACTCATCGATGGAGTTTTCATGGCTTTGACCAAAGAAACGTTCAACAAAGTAAGATTCGACGAAACCAATCCAGCCGGGTTCCATTTTTATGATTTGGATTACAGTTATACTTGCGCCACTAGCGGAATAAAAGTCGGAGTCGGTGATATCAACATCACTCATGCGTCTCCCGGACTTAGTGATGTTACTCCAGAGTGGAAATCAGGTGAAGAGTGGTTCCTAACCAAACATACAACATGAACAAAGAAGAATTCATAGCGATGGCAGTAAATGAATTGTTGCAACATAAATTTAGTGTCTATTTGCACCAAAAAGTAAAGGTTGAAGAATGTGGTGGTTGGTTTGATTGCGAAGAGAAAGAATTTGTAGTAGCATTAGACAACCCGATGGGATTCGAGATATTCATCCACGAATATTCACACTTTAGACAATACACAGATTATTATGATTGGTATATGCGCCAAAATGGTGGCGTTGGTTTATTTTTTGGTTGGCTTGATGGCGTAGAATATTCTAATGATATTCTCGAATTGGCTTGGAGAGATACAGTCGCTCTAGAATTAGATTGTGAAATGTCAGCACTAGAATTGATAAAATTTCATGACCGTCCCGTTGACGTTGACAAATATAAGAGGGCTGCTAATGCTTATCTCCTGTTTTACCATTTCGTCAAAGCTCATCGGTTGTGGTCCAAGAAGTCTCCATATAACAACTCGATCATCTTGGATAGTATGCCAACAGAACTACAACCACTGGATTACTATCTAAATCCTGAGAACGTCCCCCACGAATTGATAAAACATTTTGCTGATTGCTTTGTTGAATGAAATTAGATTACGATTACTTTGAGAAGATCATCGCATACAAAGCGATAACAGATGCCGTTTATTTGACATCTATTGCTGACTATGTAAAGCCGGAATATTTTGAGGACAAGAATATTGCGTTTTATTTTAAGATCGTAAATGAGTTTTACGATACTAGAAATAAACTCCCAACGTTCACGGAGATTAAAACATATCTAACTAATGAACCTTTACGAAAAGGATTCAAAAAGTTATTGGAATCGTTCAAAGAGTTGGACGAACTGATTGATATAGATGAATTGTATTTCAACACGGAGAGGTTCCTTAGAGAGCGATCAACGTTGCAGACGATGATTGAGGCGGCAGATGCCATGTCTAAGGGTGAGATCGATCCTACGGCCATTTACGACAAGTTCTCGACCTGTTGCAGCATCAACTTGGTGACTGACACGGGAATTGAGCTATTTCGAGACAGAAATAAGATCGTAGATAATCTATTACGAGAAGACGCAACCATATCTAGTAAGTGGCCATGGTTGGATGAAGCTTTAGGTGGCGGATTTAGATCAGATGGTAAGTCGTTTTATGTATTTGCTGGACAAGCCAACATTGGAAAGAGTATTTTCCTTGGAAACGTAGCAGCAAATATAGCAGAACAAGGCAAATCGGTTCTCGTCATTTCATTGGAAATGTCGGAGATGGTGTATGCGGAGCGTATTGCTTCCAATGTCACCAAGATTCCGATGAAGGATTTCAAGTATAATGCTCCCTTACTAAGAGAAGCACTTGAAAGCCAACAAACTAAGGTGCCAGCGGGTAAGATCTTCATTAAGGAGTTCCCACCATCGACTGTAACACCTAAACAGATTGGCGCTTTCATCAAAAAGCTGAAAGATTCAGGAGAAAAGATTGATGCAGTTGTCATTGACTATGTTAATCTTCTCCATACATCATTTGGAAGTAATTCATACGAAAGAATCAAGCATATCTGCGAACAGATACGCGCCCTTTCTTACATATTCAAGTGTCCATTCATTTCTGCCACACAATTAAATCGTGGTGGATACGATACAGAGAATCCCGGAATGGATAATCTATCGGAATCGATAGGTTTGGCAGCAACAGCCGACGTAATCCTTTCAATCTATCAAAACGAAGAAGATCTAGAGATGGGTATTATACGATTAGGTATGATGAAGAATCGATATGGTCCTAGAGGAATGACGCAAGCAATGAGAATTGAATACCTCACACTAACAATCACACAATCAGACGAAGAGGAAGAAACTATGAGAGACGAGGATATTTCTCTAATGGAACAATTCGCCGATTGATTTTTGACTAACCTGTTGTAATTATGGTCGATATGAATGTATTTGCGTGGTTTAATTCTGATCTCGATGGCGTAGGAAGTGCTGTCGTTTTGGGAAACCTATTTTCAAAATTTGAATACCGATCAGTCTTCTTCGGAGACTTCGAAAGACAATTTTCGTTGTGGTTCGAAGAACATGGAGACGAATATGATAAAATCTTCGTGGTTGGCATGGTTTATGATCAGAAAGTGATCAATAGGTTGGATGATTACAAGATAATCTTTGTATCTGATGGACCGGAACGACTAAACGTGTTCGATTCCACTTGGGTTCAAGAAGAAACCACATCATGCACTCGACTGCTATACAATAAATTCAAAGAAGGTGTAAATTATTCCGACGAAATCAAGAAGTTAGTAGTATACATTGACGATTATAATAGTTATACTCTCAAGACAGAAGAAGCCAAATATCTCAACGCACTTCATAGAAAGACAAGCGGAAAAAACAAATTCGATACTTTGGTTCGAAGGTTTTGGAACGGTTATGACGGTTTGACCAATACAGAACAAAAGGTGGCACAACAATTCTTTGATGAGATCGATGAAGAAGCATCCAACTTGGAATTGTATAAAGGTAAGTTCAAAGGATTTAATGTGTTGTCATTCTTCACCAAAAAGAGTGCAAACGAGATGGCAGGCATAGTCCTTGACAATTACGACACTGATGCTGTAATGGTGGTCAATCTCGACACGCAGTTCGTCTCTATCAGAGCGAAGAAGGGCGGGAAAGCTGATGCCAGTTTCATTGCAGAGAATTTATGTGATGGTGGAGGAACTAAAGAGTCTGCTGGCGGCAAAATTACAGAAAAATTCATGGAATTCACACAACAATTAGTTCAAGTATGAGTATAGAATACACCATCTTATCGGCAGATCCAGCCTAATATGAATAATTTCGATCCAAGCTCAAATTTGATGGATGAAGAGACTAATCACTTGTTTCTTTGTTTTTGCACATTCGTAATGAACCTGAAAGGTAAGAAATTATCAGTTCAGAATGTATTTGTTCAGACATTACAAGACGAAAAGCTCAAAACCATAATGAAAGAGATCCTAAATCTGGATACCGACTACGAAGTGGTTAGAATTTTCCTAGATTTCGATCCCAGCATCGCAAAAAGTAAATACGTTACCAAGTATCTTAACTCTAGAGGAAAAAAGCCGAATGCTAACAGAAAGGCAAAAAAGGATCTATAATGTATACTTGCGAGAGTCACGTAGAGGGAAACCATACAAGCTCCGTAAGAATTTTGACAACATGGATGAATATTCGTGTTCACTTTTAGTAAAATTAGACAAGTTTTTATCATCATACCCACACATTATGTGGGATGAGTATTTTTCTGCTCCATATAAGCTACACGAAGACGAAGTAGCACACCCACTGGAGTTTTTCACCACACAAAAGGCAAAGAAAGCGTATGCGCTTTACATGAAGTCTCTCGAAACTCAAGATCCAGACTCACAAGATAGCTTAATCAGATTACAACAGAGTTTGAAGTTCGTTTTTGAGTTCTGCAAAGAGAAGGGGTTGACATTCGACGACTACGGGGCATACTGCGAGGACAGTTTACCTTGTGTCGTTGACCATCTGAAGACACACAAAATAAATTTTTACACATTGCATTCAATAGGTATCTCCAGACTAAATATAGAACAGAGAATATTGGATTTCGTTTTTGGTGACTTCTATGGAGTCCTTCAACAAACAAAAAACAAGTTCTATGCATCTAAAAAGATGAAAGAGTTCTCTAAACAAGCAAAAGTAATACTAACAAACAAACTAGACGAAAAATAATATGGCTAAGAAATTCGACGCAACAATGTTCGCTAAAATCAAAGATTCACTAGCGAAGCAACCAACTTCAAGCGGTTCGTTCGCGAACATCATGAAGTTTCCAGCAGGGCACACATACACCCTGAGACTAGTTCCTAATTTGGAGGATATCGACAAGACATTCTTCGCTCACACTGTAAATCAGTGGAAAAGCTTGGCGGATGGATCATTCGTAAGTGCATTGTCACTCCAAACTTTCAATGAGAAAGACCCAATTGCTAGCGTTCGCTATAAATTGTGGAAGGAATGGAAAGATGCTAATCCGAATGCGGAAAATAGCGAGTATAAGGGAATCATTGAGTCCAAACAACAATGGTTCGTCAACGTCTACGTGTTGGATGACCCAAGTAACGCAGATAACAACGGAGCGGTCAAGATCCTACGATGTGGACCGCAGTTGAAGAAGATCATCGACACCGCTATGAATGAGCGTGAAGATGAGTTTGGTGCAGCAATCTACGATCTATCGAAAGATGGATGCGATTTCAAGATTGTGGCAGATAAGCAGGGAGAGTTCACAACTTTCATCAAGTCTTACTTCACAACTAAGACGAAGTTCGATCTATCGGAAGAGGAAGTTGACGAAATATACGAGAAGGTTCACGATCTCGAAGCTGTATACTCAGTTAAGAGTGAAGATGAACTGAAGCAGTTGCTTGCTGAACACTTTTTCTGCGGCGAGTCTGCTGTAGAAGAAGTAAAGGTAGAAACCAGAAAACCCGTAGCAGCCAAGAAGACTACCAAGGTTAAAAAGGAAGAACAACCTATCACGGCATTCGAAGATCATTTGGATGAAGATGATATGGATGAAATTCCTTTCAACAATCCAACAAAAGTCAACACTGCGGACAGCATTGATGATCTAATTGCTGGACTTTGATGATTAAGTAAAGTAATTACGTTATGGAAGAGTATCTGTCACCAGAAGATAAAGACGCACTTATAGCATTTGCGGGACCACTATTTGCGCAAGCAAAATTTATTGATTCTAACAGTGTCGATAAGGACGGTTATCAAACTAGTAGACAGGCTATTGAAATTCAAACCGCGCTGGAGAGAGACTTTCAAAGGTCTACTCCAGCGCGTGTTTTTCAACCGCAACATGCTCCACAAAATGGTGATTATAATCCTCAACCATACTATCCGACTCAACCGGCACCATATTATCCACCGACACCGATAGATAATGGCCAACTCGAATTCACGTTCGATCAGTCGGCACAACAGAAGACGAACACATTGTTGGAGGATATTTCTCGAAAGTTGACAAAATTGATAGGTCTGCTAGAACCTAATGTCAAAGCACAAACCGAACATGTCACAAAGCTTAAAACTACAAAAGACTCAATTCAAGAGACTCCTAGAGAGTCTAGGAAAAATCAATGATGCTAGTATCTTGACTGTCGAAGACGGTCAAATCTGGTCAATTTCTTCAACCCAAGATAACAGTATGTTTCTTTGGGCTACCTTAATGGGAGATTTCGATGTAGAGTGTGGATTAAATTTGCCATCACTCAAAAAATTATCAAAAGCGTTAGATCTGGTAACATCGGAAGATGTCAATTTGAAGATAAACGCTAACAATCTCGAATATAAGGGATCTGATATCAAGTTCAAGTATCATTTACATGATGAGGGCATCCTAAACAAACCCAAATTGAGTTTGGAGAAGATAAAATCGTTCAAATATGATACAGAAGTTGTCGTAACGAAGGCGTTTCTCACTCAACTTCTCAAAAACAGTGCCATTTTCAACGATACAAAGAAATTGTATCTCTTTACAGAAGATGATCACCTAGTTTGGAGTTTGGCTGATAAGACATTGACCAATACAGACGCTCTAACCATTGTTGGCGATGACGTTGACTTCGAAATGGAGACATTCATTTTGAATTTGGAGAATTTGCGATCCATTTCCTTCGCATCCGAATCAGATATAACACTTAAGATCAATTCCAAGTTAGGAATTGGAAGTTTTGAGTTGAATTCTGACGATTTGGTATTAAACTATATCGTATCAAGCCTTACAAGATGAAAGTTAAAAATAAAATTACTACGCCGGGTTACTTTATAAAGCGTTTAAGAGACAGCGGGTTCGTTGTGATTAGATTGTTTTCCGATTACCCTATTCACGATCCTCGCAAGTGGACAGTTATGGTAGATCCGGGTGGACATTGCTTACAGATCACCTGTTTTGAGAATAGAGAAGCGGTTGGGGACATTTCATTCGAAATGAATGATGGCGGTAATAGATTTGCTAGAAATTATAATCTAAAAACCAGTTCAATGGAGATTATAGTGACCACCTTGATAGAAAAAGGAATACCACAAAAAACAGGTGATGGAGTTTTCATCAAAGCTATGTAAATATAGTAATGGATGAAAGCGAGCAGAAGCCGTTCAGCGAAGAAGAAGTATTACAACTACTAAGAGAATCGCTAAAAATTAAATTGGATGAAAAGAAAAAATATCCAACGAGAGTTCAGTTACAAAAGGCATTAATTTCTGCTATGGGTGAATTTCTAGTTGCATACCGAGTGGTCGGATTTGATTATGAGGGACAACTTGTTAGTTTCTCATGCCATAGAGATCCAATGGGCAAAGCAGCATTAGATAACGCCTTTATAGAAGAGTTTTCTAAATTCATGGCACGTAGAAGTGCTGGACAAAGCACATAATATGAGATTGTTTAGATCAAATACTCCAAAGTTAGGAAATACCTACGCTGTAGTGACTGGTGATTATGTTGGAGAACTGTTATTGTTCATTGAAAAGGATAAAGTTGATTATCACTTCCTTTCGATACCATTAATGACCAACCGAAGGGTTCCAATTGGCAAATTCGATTTTGCGTTGAACGAGCGTATACTTGAGTTCGTAGAAAGAGTGCCTAGATATGTGCAAAAAACTTCCAAAACTAAATTTTACGAAAACAAAGCGGAACTACGATCTACCGCATGAATATGTAGTCAGTAAATTCTACGAATTGGGGTTTTATCCCCAACAAAACAAATACAACAACACATACCAGTGTTGTTGTCCTGTTTGTAGAGAAGGCGACAGCTTTGGTAAGAAGAAGAGATGTTTCTATCTTCCAGATCGAACTCAAATCTTCTGTCATAATTGTGGACATGGTTGGACACCTTATAATTGGGTAAGTGAAGTCGGTGGTCTTACATACGAAGAAATTTGGGATGAAATTGAGGACAATGAGTTCGATGTTTTGGAGAAAATAGATCTGAATGAAGAGAAAAAGGTAATCAAACTGTCTTCATTGCCAGAAGACTCTATCAATTTGTTCGATCCTACACAATTGGTGTATTGGATGAATGATGAAAAGATCAAAATCGTCCTAAAATACATTACAGACCGACGATTGAGCCGTGCGAAGAACAGACCAGATGCATTATACATATCTTTCAAGGATAGAGTCCATAAAAATCGTCTGGTAATACCATTCAAGGATGAAAAGGGTAAAATACTCTTCTATCAGTCGAGAAAAATATTCGATTGGGATGATAAACCAAAATACATATCCAAACAGGACGCGGAGAAGTCCGTTTGTGGGCTAGACAAGATCGACACGGACCTTGACTCCATATTCATCTTTGAGGGGCCGATAGATAGCTTCTTCGTGCGAAATGGGACCGCTGTTGGGGGAATCAGTAAGGGAGCGCATAGCCTTACCCAATTTCAGAGAGATCAATACGATTCTCTCAAGTTTTTCCAGAAGATTTGGTGCCTAGATAGTCAATGGTTGGATGAAACCTCTAGAGTTAAGACCCAATTATTGATAGATCAGGGAGAAACCGTGTTTCTTTGGCCTGAAAAGTATGGAACCAAATACAAAGACTTGAATGAGTTGTGTGTAGCTAACGATTTGAACGAAATATCACCTAAGTTCATAATAGATAACAGCCACTCAGGCGTGGCTGCTTCTATGAAGTTCAATTTAATGAAATCTAAAATATAATTATATGAAAAACGAACAGTATGTTACATTAAAAGAGATAGCAAATCTCAAGAATATGGACGGATCTACATGGTCTGAAGTTATGAAACGTCTAAAATTTAAAGGTTTAGACAATAAATGGTGCGACAATTTGTTTAGGATCACACCAGACGATAATGGGCATCCTAGATTGGTCTGCTGCCATCGAACAGGAGAAGTTCTATTCAAACTTAGGTATTGGAAATATGTAAATGATAATATAGCAAATCAATCTCACTTTA